GTGTGTGAGGCTTCCTTCTACCGACGGCCAGTAGGTGCCTTGAGAGGGTGAGGCTGTAGTTATGAGAAGTGGCACTTCTGTACTTGAACTAGTTACGTTGTTGACTTCGGTGATAGACGTTACTGATGCAGCTTTGTAGGTGTACGAGTTGGACAGCCCCGACTCGGCAAATGTGCTTTTAAAGGTCAGCAGTTTGGTGGTGTCAGTGGCGTTGTATATGTCCCAAATGAATATGAGTGACTTTGCTGCTTCGTCGCTGGTTATCGCCGGCGCGTGAATATTGAGACTTGTGCCGGTATTCAGCGAGTATGTCGTACCACTGTTTATAAAAGTAATTACTCGAGCATCGCTAACATTAGACCGAAACCACCCTCCACTTATATTCCAGTTGTTCGTTGGGAATGTCGGTTCTGCAATAGATGGACTATACGGCACTTCCTGAATATTCTTGATATATCCAGCTGTACCGGATTTGTAGCGCACGTTGCATGAGTAATTACGACAATCGTAGCGTACCTGTTTCGCTTCTGAACCCACCCATCCCTTCTGACCGTCATAGGATAACGTGGCATAAGGTGGATACGGATCGCTGATTGGTATAGTAGTTGTGGCATAATCGGCCAGTTCCGAGGTCGTCATGAAATCGGTCAGCCCTGCATAACGGTCTTTGTAATAAAGAGCTAATTGCTTTGCCATATACCATTGTTCTGTATCTCCGGTTGTCGGTATATAGCCTTGTCTACCTGTTTCTTTAAAATACCAAAACGCATCAAAGTAGAACGGAATATAATGAAACTGATTGAGTGTAACCGCTTGCGTATCTTCCAACAACTGCTTAAACATGGTCTGTGCGGCAAAGATGCTAGGAATGGAATCGCTAATGCCCAAAACAGAACCGTTCATCGGACTTTGGGTCGGTTCGTTGTTGGAGCGATAGAGGCCGGTCTGTTCGACAATCAAACCTGTGATTATGTCGAAGGTATCCGACGCGCTCCCACCACCAGGAACAAGCCCGTTGGTTTTGGATGGGCGGTACAGTTGCCAAGGGAAACCGTATGAACCCCACCCATCGCCATGTTCCGGCCCTTGTTCACGAAAACCGGAAGGGGCAAGTTTGTAGCCAAGTTCCACTGACTTTGCTAACAAATCTTTATTATAGTGCCAAGCCAAAGAGCAAACCGGATATTTGCCGAATAGTTCAAAAGTCTTATCGTGGCAATCCTGTATATTCTGTTTCTCTACTGTAAGCCCTTGGCTCCACGCAATTGTTGTCGGGAACCATGCGTTATGCGGTAAGGTCACAATGTCGTAACCGTAGGAAGTCACCCATGACATAAGCTGATTCCGCAACGTCAGCATTTCGCCGGTAGTGGCAAAAAGAACCTGCCTGGATATGCATAGGTTGATCTTAGTGGTAAGGTTAGCGCGAATCCAGTCATGGATTGTAGTTATCTGCGCGGTAGTAGGGTTGCCTGCCGTGTAATGATCGGTAGCAACGCAAACTAAATTAACCCATGCTTTACTACGGGTAATTCCTACTGTATATGGAATTGTAGAGATAGGTGTAGATGATATAAAACTACCCGATGATTCATCAACAATGTACTCAACATAAATTTCTTCATCTTCATCATATTCACTATAATAATCTGCCGCCGCTGTTATTTTATAAGTATAATTTTTCCCTTTTTCTAAACCTAATTCTACTGTAAAGGTGAAATTAGTTTTTAATTCTAAACTTGCATCAGTTCGCCTATCCGCAAATAATATTAAATTACCTAAGTATATACGAGTATAAGAATTTCCATTATCTTCTGACCTATATACACAATAATAATTTGCGCCTGAAACAGAATCCCATGATAAATCAATAGCATTTACTTCTGCTACGGCTATAAGATTTGTAGGATTATTCACAAATCACCGCCTTCAAAATTATCAATAGCGGCTTCGTTATCAACAACAAATCCAACACCACCGGATGGAATACTTGAATCTGTAACTGATATAACAGAATTATTCCAAGAAGCACCGTTATATATATCAACTGAAATTGTTGTTCCTATTGCTTTTAACCTTATTTTTACAGCACTTATTGTAATATAATTTATTTCCCACTAACCACCGTCTAATAAACATTCTTCTCTGTCCCACCTTCTCCATCGACACACACACCAAACACAGTAAAATCTAAAGGAAAACTACCTAATGTTGTAGATACATTCAATACTGCTTTTTGTAAATAAACCCCACAAGTAACGCCATCAAAATAAGCGACAGCCTGATATTTTGTATTATCTGAAGGACTACTTCTTATAATTGGCCCTAAAGCACTTCCAATCACAAGCGTACCACTATCAACCATTGCATATTGATTATCTGAAAATTCAGAATTATAACGAGAACCAAAACTGCCTACCCCTCCAATAACTTTAGTACTACTAATAGCAGGACTAGTATAAGGAGACGATAACGCTGTCCAGTTGGCACCCATCCCGCCATTGGCGCGGTTGAAGTCGTCAGTGACAACAGCACCAGCAACAACAAACACCACACTGCCACCATTCACACCAGCTGAGACATTACCCGCCGCGTCTTTGGCCCATCCATAAAGCGGAACAGTTCCGGCACTTCCGCGAGTATAGGAAGTCGGAGCTGTACCAACCCATCCAGCCGCCCCTGTTGCTGGTGGTGTAGATGATTCGGTAATCAGGTAGCCGGTTACGCCTACTGCGTCGGTTGCGGTAAATGCGCTGATAGTCGCTGTCAGGCTTTCCGGCGTTAAGTCTGCAATGGTGAAGGCGGTTACTGTGGGGGCGGTGGTGTCGCCTACTACAGTTAGAGTTGCAACTAAAGATGCGCTAGAGTTAATTAAGCCATTAAACTTAATTAAACCAGTAATGCTTCCCCCCACAGTAGTAACTCCATAAGTCATACAGGCTAATGCTTGGATTAAACCTACTGTTAATGTCGAACTTAATATAGCAGTGACACTTATATCTCCAGCAAACTTTATCAGAGAGGTAATATCTCCTGTAGAATTTCCTGTGCTTAAAGCAGAACTATTTAATTTTATTAAGGTTGTTATAACACTAGCTGATACACCAGAACCTTCACTAATTCCGTCTAAAATTATTGGTCTATTTATAGCACCAAGAACTGTAGAATAACTAATAACAGTTCCCAACAAATCAGTACTTGATCCGATGGTTACTGAGAATTCCGAAGATACCACAGATAAACCTTCACCAATAGGTGTTATTCTTAATAACATCTGGTGAGTGCCGGTGGGTAAATTCGGGATCAAAAAGGAATGGACGCCAACAGGCTCATTAGCTGTAATAAGATACCAGTTAATTCCTCCATCAGCGCTCCATTCCGTTTTGTGATTTAACATTAGTTACTCCTAATCCTCAGTAACAGTCAATGCGCCAGCTGCATAAGAAGGAGCAGCATCGCCGGTGTTTATGCTCTTTGCGGCTGTAAGAGCTGCCCAATAAAGCAAATTACCTGCGCTTGATGCATCAAAGATACCAAACCAACCAACCTGTCCATTAGTGCCACCAGCTCCCCAATCACCGGTAGGAACAGGAAATGTGATAGCTACAGAGTTTGAAGTAGTTCCACCAGCTCCACTAGAGACACCAGTTCCACTTGCCTGAGTATTAGCCCAGTTGGTTCCATTACAGGCTACTTGAACTCTGGCATAAGATCCGCCAGAGACTTCCGTTCCACCACCGGCATCAGATGGAATAAGTTTAAAAAGCCCGATATAAAGATTTGTAGGTGCTATGAAAGCTGTTCCTCTGAAGATGTGGTCAATAAGTTTGTTCTCAAGATAATCAGATTTTCCGGCCATGGCTCTCTCCTTTGTTTTAAAAGTTAACTACTCTGTTCCAGTGGATACCCAAAAAATTAATTCTGGATCAATGCCTAATTCTATTAGATTTAAAATCTCTGCCTGTAAAACAGTTCCTGGTGCGTCAGATCCATTATCTAAACCAGCTAAAATTACTATATTGCTAAGACCTGAAATTCCACTATCAAGCATTATTGTAAGATTTCTATCTATTATAGCTAATCTATATACAAGATTAGTTACATAATCCACTAAAGTATTGTTCTGTGGAATACCTGAAGAGAGTTCAATAATAGATATAACACCATTAGTTGTTGTAAGTTGATAAGGAATTCCAGTAATTGTATCTATGATAATAATAACTACCGGAAAAGTATAAGATTGAATTATCTCACGAGTCTCTAAAATTCCATTACCTATGGTTAAAGAATATTGTCTTCCATCGGAGGTATCTGATACAAAATATGCAGTTGCTTTATCATTGTTAGTTCCAGCAAAAGGAAGTCCATCCCAAAGAAACTCTCCATCAGAGCCTACAGCTACATGAGATAAAAACTCTTGTGCTGTGGAATTTAGTTTATATAAAAGATTTCCTGTTGGTGATATAAAATAGCTCATAATGAACCTCTTAGTTAAGTGTTGAAAATTTCAACGCTATCTATAGCGATAAAACCACCTTAGTTGTGGGTCTGAGTTTAATCAAACCCACAAGCTTTTATTGCTTAACTAGCTAGCGGAACCCTGTCCGAAGCCATTGAGAATCATGTGAGATTTCTCAAAATGTAGCTCCATACCACACTCAGTCAGGAACTCTGATTTTTCTCCATCGAGGTCGTTAGCCTGGCGATTCGGCAGATACTTGGTATCATCAACATAGCGATATTTAATGTGTTTAGTATCCAAAATCGTCATGTCGTAGCGGGAAGAAGCATCCTGGGTAAACAGCGGGTGATGCTTCAGGACGAGCGTTCCGAAGGGGCAGACCAGAGTCTGAACTTTGAAACCATACTTCCAGGTTTCTGCACTTAGCTGGACGTTGGTTGAAGGAAGAAGCGTAAGCATCTTCTGCAGACCTAACAGAACGCCTGAACCGCAGAAGCCGATCTTCTCTGGGCTACCATAGCGGAACAGAACTTCCAGTTGCTCCATCAGCCACTGATAAGTAGTCGCGGCAACTGCTGCGGACGCGGCGAAGGTTGTAGAACCCATGCCAGTAACAGCACGGAAATCGATCTTGTTAGTGGTAATTAAACCTCTAAGACCAGCGGTAATCCTGAGTGGCTGACCGTTCGAACCAGCGGTCAGATACTTGGGACCATTGAAGAAGAAGGCCCTCTCCATTCCGATACCATGAAGCTCCAGGCATTCTTTTTTAGCCTGAGCAACATGAGGGCCTGTACGCAGACGAGTCTTGGAGGCTGTACGAGTATTCTCTAGAGAATCCCGGAAAATCTGCGTATAGTTTGCATAGTCCGACGGATCGTAGGAGATTGCCGTAGGAGAAGTATCACCCTCAGGATGCGCTGTACCGCTGATCGTAGCACTGATGTATAGGGTAGAAGTCAGCGAAGTAAAGGCGGCGCTGATCGTCTTGCCGGTGATGTACGAGTTTGCACCGTTGACAGTCGGTGCGGCTGTTACAAGAATCTGTAAGAAGTTTTTATCAACATCACCAGAAGCAGTTGCACGAACTGTGACAATATGACCGGCTTTGAAATTGACAACATCAGCTGCGGCCATTTTCACCCAGACCTGGGTACCTTGCGCTATGGAACCGGTCAGCGCAGTTGTCAGAGCATCGCTATAGACATTGGTCGAAGCAACGGTCTGTGTTGGGAAATCTTTTTCAAACCAGTGAAAGATCGGATCGGTTGTGCCTTCAGAACCCATCAGGGCTGTGAGTGCGGTCAGCGGAGTCTGACCATTGGGATAAAGCATGAGAATGGATTCCCTCCAGTTCTCAGGGCGCCTTTTCAGAGTGCCATCAGCTTCGAGGCCGCTAGAACCTCTCATTCCAGTAAAGATGCTCATAATATTCCTCCTGTTTTATTAATCGTGAATGTCGAAAATGTCCTTAGCACTTGGATCAAACCAAGTGCCATCGCCGGATGCAGGCCTTGCGTTGCCTCGTCTGGAACCAACAAAAGCCGGACGCTGTACGTCCTTATTCGTCTCTCTGGTCTGCTCAGGCGCAGAAAGACCTAGCCGTTTTCGGCACTCTGTTGCGGTTTCATCAAAGATCTCACCGTAGGTTTTATCTCCATGTTTTGTTTCCATCTCGTTTAAAGTATAACGGACGAACTTTGCATAAGGAAGAAGGTCTTTATTAAGTGTAAAGAAATTGGTAATCTCCCTGTTTACCAAGATCTGTCGATTTACCTCTGAAGAAATGTTCTGCTGTATGTTGCCTGTTATACTTGTCAAGGCTCTCTGGAAAGCCAGGTTGATAAGAGCTGGTTCGTCAATAACTCTATCAAGCTCTTCTGGAGTTAAGAAGTTTTCCAAAGTTGTTTTTGTCTGATCTTCGATCTTCTTATCTTCAGTTGTTACTTCTTCCTGGACTTTCTGGAGCTTAGGATCAACGGTCAACTGCTCTGACATAGCGATGATTTGCTGGCGAAGTGATTCAACTACATCTTCCAGCGGATTCTTATCTTCTTTCTGCTCAGTTGTTTCTTTCTTCTCAATAGGTTCAGATTTATCTTCTTTCTTTTCTTCTTTAACTTCTTCTTTAATCTCTTCCTTGGTCTCAAGCTTTTCTTCCTCTTTAACCTTCGGAAGTCCTGTAGACATATCAATAGTATCAGGATCAATCTCCGGAGGAAGTTCTTGAAAGATATCATCCATGAAACTCTGCTGTTCTGTATCAGCGATAACTGTTCCTGTACCTGCTCCACTTGCCTCTTCTGTATCTCTCATAATACGTACGTACCTGAACATAGATTACTCCTTTTCCTTAGTTATAGCTTTGTTAGCTTCTTGGATTATTATCGAAGCTACAAGCGATTTTGGTATCTGTCTGAAAAAGTCCAGCTCATCTAATTTGCCTCTTATCTCTTCCGGAGACATTTGACAGTTTTTATCTTTAAATTGTTCAACCAGGTAATCTTCCCTATCCTTCATCTCCCAAAGAAGTGCTGACCAGATCGGTCCTTTTACAAATGCTTCCCACTCATTTCTCGACCTCTCAGTTCCTTCTCTAAGCTCTTTAGGCTCCCATAAGCGATTCCAACTCTTGACCTCCTCCTTGACCAAGCTCGACAAGCTTGCCTGAAGAAACTTGATCCATAACTTGATTATCCGGTTGAGTAATGGCACTGAGCATACCTCCTTTGTTGATAAAATCACCTACATTTTTAGCACCATTTAATCTAGCCATGTGTCTAAAGATTCTTGTAATATCAAACATTCCTAATTTATCGCTAGAAAGGATTGCTTGAAAATTCCTTGTCCAAAAATCATTACCTAACTGATCAGCAGTTGCTGTCGCTCCATCTTTGTATATTACATCGAAGTCACAAAGGACGGAAAAGGGATCTATTTTAATAGGCTTATTGATATCAAAGCTTTGACCGAACTCCTCCAGAAGAACATCAGGCCATGTTCCTACAGCTCTATCATAGGTCAGTTTACTCATAAGCTGCTGTGTATGACTAGCATAGAAGTAACCGCAATCTATGAAATACTGTTTAGAAATCATCCTTGCAATATGCTCTAAGCGAGAGATAGCCATCTGTGTTGTTGCACTGTATTCTGCCGCAGTTACCCTCTCACCGCCTGAGCGTTGGATTCCCATAGTTGCATCTGTTGCTGCACTAGCTTTTTGCATAAGGTTCATAATCTGCTCAGCATCTTGCATGTTCATTCTAGTAATATCAGTGATTCCAAGCTGCATAATAGCATGCTCTACACCTCTGCCCCAGGCACTCCTGCGCAGTCTGATAAGCTTTCCAGGTGCTGGATTCTCCAAGTCTGCCATATTTACCAACGAAGGATCAACCACCAGCATATCATTGATGGCCTTTCTTACATTAGCTATATGACTATTGAAGAGCCAATTTAGAGTAGTCTGTAAACCATCGATAAGCTCCATTCTAGATATTGGCGTAATAGAATAGCCATCATAGTCCGGAGAAGCTATAACAACAGGAAAACGATTGTGATTGAGACCCAGAGGCTGTGCTCTTAAAACGATGGATTCATTGGCCACGGTGAAGAGCCAGACCTCTGGATACTCTCCTTTCTCATTACCTGGCTGTCCTGGGAGTTTCCACTCCTTAGGAATAACCTGAACGTACATATGGATTAAAGTATTATAATTCTGAACACTGGCGCTTGCTATAGAATTAACTGGATCACGCTTGGAGACACGGCTAGAGTTATCGGTGGTGTATGTAGATGTTATTGAACGAAACTTTTCTGTTCTTAGATAGCGAACATTACAAAGTCCGTTGCCGGTATTCTCATCGCTTAGAAGCTTATTATAAGATTGAAATTCAATCCAGCCACAGAAGTCCCCAGCCTGAATATTATGAATCGAGACGTTCGGGTCTGGCAAGAAACGATACGGATCAATAGCAATTGTTTCATTCCCTTCGAATAGCAAGGCATCTTTGTTTTGTTTAACCTTATTCGCACCAATGGCATCTCCCCACATGTTATAAATAGGTCGATCTTCCATTACAGTTTTCTTACCCCAAACCTCTGACCAAACAACTGTGCTTGCGCCGAGACCATAGGTAAGAGAGTCTCGCATACTAGTGTGCATCTCTAGATCACTTTTAAAACGCCTGACCTGTTGATTAGCAGTTAGTTCGAGGAGCTTAGCTGGGATGGTATCCTCAGGACCTGTACCATCATACTGGAAAATTTGATCAGTGAGAAAGGCCTTTGTAAGATAGGCCATAATAGTTTCTATAGCGGCATATGAATAGGGAACAACGATAGAGGTAGGTCTACGAGGATCAGCTTCTTTGAGAGCTTTCTCTTGCTCATCGGGTTTGATATAGACTTTGAGAGTATTATCTATTTCATTCCACTTCTTATGTCTCATAGACATCTTTCTAAAAGATTCCTCAGCCATTCTAGGAATTCTTAGAAGGATTCTTTTAGAGAGTTCGGAGTCCGGAGAAAGATCAATACCCTTAGCATATTCGTACTTAATAGTTATATCTTCCCCAAAGGTATAATCTTCTTGAACGTTTCCGCTGACTAAGTTTGGCATTGTCTATTCCTTTGGTGTTGAAAATTTCAATACTTAACTTAGCGAATTGTTGGAAGGTTATTGATAATATGAGTTGCGCTATCACTCTGTCCTGTGTAGACGTCTTCAATATAAGGATCAAACATTCCACTATCAAGCATTGGAGCGCAGACTCTTCGAAGAACTAAGCCGGACACTTTATCATAGATTATAAAATTTCTCATCTCGCAATCCCCAATATATTAACTGCGGTTCCAGCCATAGCTAGATAAGCAGTGGCTCCTGGATTAGTTTCAATCTGTAACTCTAAGCGATAGGTTTTTACAATAAGACCTTTATTGTTGAAGAAAACTTTGGCAACGTTATCAGCAATAATTGCATAAGCTGGAGAGCCAAGTGCTTCGAAAGTTACATCTAGATAGGTTTGTAATACAGCTGTATTATTAAATAAGCGCAGAAGGAATCTAGCTTTACTCTGAAAACCGTACATATCCTGCCCAAAGACATAACAAGAAGCTACTATATTTGCCATGATAGAAGCTATTGCATATTTTGATGGAATTGTTGTAAGCGATATCTGATAAGTAACTGCCCACTCAGCCGGTCCGAATATTTTTCCATAAGTTGTTGCTATATCTGTAACTACTGGATAAGAAATAGCATGATCTGCGATAACGAGAGAATCAACAAAGGCATCGCCGGTATAGATCTTTCTTCCATCTATAAAGGTTATATTATTCTCTCTGGCCCAATAGCTAATAGAAAGGTCTTGTCCGTCAACTCCATTAAGACCGTTATTCCCTGCCGGCCCTTGAGGTCCTTGGATAAGTGCCCACTGATAATCTACTGGATCAGATGATTCAACCGCGGTAGTTTTATTATAAGCAATACCTATATAAGTCCTACCAACTGGACTCTGAGATATACCTGCACCAGATTCATCAAGAGCATACTTGATCCAAGTATAAAGAGTTTCTCCGTTTGCTCCTGGCAAGCCCGGAAGACCATCTGTAGCTGTGATTGGATTCCAGATATAATCAGCATAATCAGTTGATTCGACAGATGTTTCTTTATTGTAAGCTAAACCTAAATAGAATTTCCCAACAGCTGTATCAGATATGCCTGTTGAGGGTATAGTAGCTGGAGGGATAGGTCTATCTGCAAACTTTAACCAAGTATAGAGCGAAGGACCGGCTACGCCTGAATAGCCTTTGAAGCGCGACCAGATGTAATCCGCCTTATCTGTAGATTCTGTTTGCGTAGTATGGTTAGGTGAGATACCTATATAAAGCGTGCTCTCTGTTGGAACATTATAAAGATCTGTGCCATCTTCATGATCTGAATACATAATCCATGTATAGGTAGCTTCACCATTTGCACCTGGAATTCCTTGTACACCTTGTGGACCTACGATAGTTCCAACATCATTCCAACTATCGCCATCCCAAACGTAGCCATGGCTATCAGCTAGGACAAGATAAATATCTCCTGTTGTATTGTTAGAGACTGGAAGATCAGCTACAAGTGCTACAGAGCCTTTTAGAATAATACCAGTTCCATTAATGCCGTCTATACCTCTAAACTGCGACCAGGTGTAATCAGCTGGATCTGGACTCTCTGTAGCAGTTGGCTTATTATAAGCAAGGCCCATATAAAAACAGCCAGTTGGATCGTTACCAAAACCACTTGTTCCATCACTATTCTGAGCGTATTTAATCCAGGTATAGGTTCTTCCAAACTCCATACCGGACATAGATTGAAGAGTCCCATCTGCCTTTTTAAAATAAACAGCTCCTCTGAAAACTCCATCGTTAAAAATAACTCCACCATCTTTATCAATCTTCCAACCTGTATTAGTAGCTGGATCAAAATCATTACTTTGAATAGCCCCAACTATATTTTCATTATGAACTTCAGTAAGACCACCACCAGTTCCGCCAGTGCCATCTAGGCCATCAGCTCCAGCTCTGGCGATATAATTAACTTTCAAAACTCCAAGACTGTCCATTGAAATAATAGGACGCTCTTGGGCGATAACTATTGTAATCTGCCTCTCAGTTGTCATAGCCTGTTCCTTACGTTGAGAGTGAAAAGATCAGAGGTAAGAGTACCTTCGGAATCTGTAATATCTATCTCTGCATCATAAGAACCAGGAGCAATTTCACTAAAGAGAAGTGTAAACTCTGCATTCTGCGCATCCTTCAAAATGCCAATCACAGTTGTTGTTTCTGGAAAAGTTGCAACTCTGGCAACTATCGAAACTCCAGAAACAATCATAGGAACGCTGTTCTCTATGAATTGAAGTTTAGAAGGTTTTGTATTTCCGTATACTACATCTAAAAAGATAGACATTTTGAAAGCCTCCTAAGCTGTCATACCATACTTAATAGGTGCTTCTTTTCTATCTTCTATCATAAGGCGTTCAAACTCATCAAGATTATGTTCGTGAGATGCTGTTACTGTGGCAGAAGCTTGTTGTGTGAAGGAGCGCTCACCAATATCAAACATCTCAATACAGTTAGCAAAGCAGTCCATAACATCCCAGTATTTTGAATAAGGAAAACTAAGAAGCTGAGCCTCAAGACTACCTCTCACATGAAGATCTTCGTTGTGATAGATAGCTCCCATTCTGTACAAAGGAGCAAGACCACCTACTCTTAAAGACTTATCCTTAAGAGCTTTTATTTCAATAAGATCAATATACCAATCTTGCCCGGCGATATACTGATGGAAAGGAAAAGTTACAAAGTTATTAAGACCTGTTACTTCTATTCCCAAGACATGTGTCTTAAACCTTCTAGCCATATCAACGCCAGCTTTGAAGATTTTATCTGGAGTTTCTTTAAAGTTAATGCAATCTCTGAAATAGATTTTATTCCTTATCGAGTTAAAGCCAACAGCTATAACTGCGGTAAAAGCGCTCTTTGTATTAGCTGTCTTAGCTGGATCGATTATGATAATAGTTTCGATCTCTCCGTTCTTTAGTTCGTTTTTGAAATCTTCTGATTGCTCACTATAGTAACGAAACATAGATTGCTGGAATGTTGCTTCCTCACCAGCAATAACCATATTTCTGAATTCCATGAAAAAGATGTCAAGCAATCCGCGCTGACGATATGCTTCGGCTTTGGCTCGGATACTAGTTGTAGAGATGAACTCCGGCCAGACGCTTTCATAGTTATCATTACAAGCCTCTAAAATAACCGTATGAAACTTCTCTCTATTTGCAATCAGATCAACCATTTCCTGCTGATCTGCATCTTCGAAAGTTATCTCTGTTGCTTCATCTATTAGATTGCGAAGCAGAGAATCTTGATGCACTACAGTTCCAATCAAAACCAGTCGAGAATCTGACATATCTGCATTATCCATCGCACCTATAAGATCCGAGAAGAACCACTTCTTTAACTTCTTTCGCATCTCTTCAGACTGAGCATCTTCTTTATCTTCAAGATCATCAACTAAGAACATTGAAGGACGATGCTTTCCCCACTTAAGACCGCGGACCTGATTGCCTGCTCCTTTAGCTTGGATGAAACAGAAAGGCTTGCCAGTGGCATCGACCAGTTCGATTTCTCCTTTTTCCTCTGCCCACTTTACACCTTGTAGATTGCCAAATAACTCTTTGATGATTGGACTTTCTATTAGTTCTCTGGCAAGAGTCTTTACCTTTTGAGCTGCCTCAGCCGCGGTAGCGCTTATGTAGACTATATAAGGTGCGTGTCTAAAGAGCGCTTTACGAGCGATAAAACAGAGACCTATCAAGGTAGTTTTGCCAAACCCCCTAGGAGCTGCTATAGCAACAAGGCGCTTTGAATCATCATCTAAGAGATTCAAAATAGTCATATGAAGCGGGCAGAACGGTCGAGTAATATGATCTGTAAAGAGCGTAACAGCTGTCATAGCTGTATCATCTATACACTCGAGCAAGAGCTCATCTATTTCCTCTTGGCTTAACACTGGTTAAAGATCCTGAGATTGTTTAGCTTGGGCAAGAAGAGCTGTCCCCTTTGGGTCTACTGTTTCAAGCATGACAGCATCTTGAATTGGTTCTCTAAGATTCGCCAGTAACAAAGAACGTTTATCTTTTAAAAGCTGAATACGTTCTGCATCCAGAAACGTAACAGTATCTCTGCGCTCAACCTTTGTAACTTTACCATGACCATCTCGGTCAAGAAAATCCTGAGCTAGTTTAATCTTAGCCTGGACAGTTACCTTTCCAGAGTATTCAGGATCAACACCTCTGAGTGCTTTCAAAAGCTCAGAAACACCAATCTCTGCACCTTCATGAATCTGGCTTTGGATATCTATAGCTTTGTCGGTTTTTCTTACAGATAATCCATCTCTATACTTTCGATAGACAGGAGAGTTCATTATGGTAGAAAGCCAAGAAGCTGTATAGCCTAGCCTAGAACAAATCTCAAATGGTCGAACGCCGGCTATGTCAAGCCTCGCAATCTCTTTATGAACCTCCCAGAGATGCTGTATAGGAGATCCGTTTCCGCCTTTAAGAGCTGGTATTCTTCCCATCTTTATTACCTCGATATCTGTTTTTCGATAAACCTAAGATAACATAACTATCTATGAGAGTATAATAACATCATAGCTTACATGAAACAACTAGTCAAGTGAATAATGTTGTGTTATTGAGAAGGCCGGAATCTTAAAATTTAGGAAAAAATTTTTAGCCTTAGGGATTAAAAAAGCCCTTTGAAAGAGTGGTCGAAGGAAAGTGTTGAAATTTTCAATACCAAGCTATTCAAAAGTGATCGAAGAAGAGTGATTGAAGAACTAAATAAACTATTGAAGGTTGAAATTGTACCATTAGGAAAAATTTGCGTGTATTTTAGCGAAGAGTCCCCGCGCCCAACTGGGTAAGAAAACCCCCGTACCCACCCCCGTTCTGGATTGGCATCTGAGATGCATGGTAAGAGTTGAACGAAGCAGACGTATCCGGAGTGGCCGGACAGCGGCGAATGCTTGAGAATCTCTAACATGATCTTTGACAACTGAATAGCATTACTCCAGGGTTGAACTGATGCACTCCTATGCAATCCAAGATTGAAAGGAGAAGTATCATGAGAAACCTTAATCCAACCTACACAGTTGATAAGTGTATCCACCCTAAATTGAATGGTGAGCATACGGAACTGTTCGACCTGAGCAAGCTCACAGAAGATGACATCGAGCAATACGTACTTCAGACGCTTGTCATTCGCAGACAGGGTATGCTCAGAGGCAAGAACGCTGACAAGATAGTTCTTGGAACCTGGGTTGTTCCTGAGCCTGGGAAACGGATTCCCGCTGACCCTGTTAAGACTATGGAGAAAGCTGTTGCTCTGGTTAGCAAGCTTACCGAAGAGCAGAAAATGGAGATTGCTAAAAGCATGGGCTTTGCTTATGTTCCACAAGGTATCGCTGAACCTTCGAAAGAGCTTGAAGCAGGTGAGAACGTTAGCGAACCTGAAGTCGAAGAAGAAGTCTGACAATAACCGTGTAGGAGTGTGTCAGTTGAATCCTGGAGAGTTTTGAACAAAGGAGGTGAGAACAAGTGATTAGACTTATTGATGGGCATAACTCAGTAGAGCTTGATAAGGATGATATGGATGTTATCTTTGGTGCAGTTGAAGACTATTACGATAACTACCAGTCAGCTAAAAAGACTCTTGATAAACTTAGAACTGTTTATCATATCAAAGGTAGTGAATCTTGATCGAAGGAGAGCCATTTTTCAAAGTATCGAAGGATGGCTTTCTTTGTTTCTTTTAAAGCTATGAAAGAGCGTATAGATAGTGGTAGGGTGGTAGGTACTACAATAATCGTATATGGGCCTATGCAATTTTTCATGTTTGGTGCTATTCCTGGATGGCCGACAGCTAGTTAAGTGTTTAAATTTTCAACACTATCTATTTAGCTTCGCCACAGCTCTTTAATCAAAAGGTTAAGAAGCTCTATATGTCTTATATATATATTATTAGATTTTTTTTTTTTTTCTATAAACTATTTATGCACTCCTCTAATGGCTAGTAGGATAGACTACAACCATCTTTGTACTTACCACCCAGGATAACAGACTACCCAATATGGAAAATCACATGCCACCATATACGCTTTTTGTAGGTCCTACAACTCCTACCACTTAGGTTTAAAATAATGCTTGACACCTTTCTGTTTTTATGATAATGTTTTTAAATAATATCAGCGCATGACAGGCGATAACATCTACAATAGACCAAAGGGATTATATCTCTAAAGGAGCTTATTATGACTCTGCCAAATAATTCAACCTTTATTATTCTATCTCGTTTATCATCGCACACCGCTTTTGAGTCTGTCTCAGATATCTGTTCTACTACACTTCTTTCAAAGCCAACAGTTTATCGTTCTCTAGCCTTTCTTATTGATATGTCTATTGTTATTAAAACAACCTTTCCGGCGACCGATACTCCAATCTATAAAGCCATAGCACATTTTAAAACAAGATCAGCACTTTTCAACTATTGTAAAATTATTCAAGATGATAGATTATCACAGGCTTTTAATAAAGTAATATCTGAAAGAGACCAGCAGCCTCAGCGAAGAATACCAGTTAAACAAGATACATCAGGTCTCAAATCTTCTGACTTTGCACCAAATCTATCAGGCATAATCGGGATAGACAAAGGTCTCTCTAACAATGACTTTGCTCCACCAATCAAGAACAATAAACCGTAGGGCTTACTCTGTTCTCACCAAGTTATCTTTTAAAGAAAGGAGGTGAATCTTATGAACTTCGTTCGAACAAACAAGTTTAAAGAGTTCTTTGAAAAACAGCTATCGAATTCCGGCCACTTATTATGTTCATCTGGATCTTTTTAATCTGGCTCTCTGTTTCTCTATTCATTATCTGGAGCTTTGCTCACAACTGGTAAAACCTCTAAGTTAGACGTTGAAATTTTCAACACTTAACTTATACAAACTCTTTTAAGGAGACTATCATGACCATCTTATCCTCATCCCCAACAGTTTCAACCGCAAAAGCACCCTTGGTTATTGCTCTCGACTGGTCCATCCCTGCTCAACGTAAACTCTGGATACACATTATCGAAGCCTGCTATCTCTCCTCCATTATCGAAAAAGCACCTACTGATTCAAACGATCCCGCTATTATTTTAACAGAAGCTGGAATGTCTGTTTTCAGATACAGCGAAACCAAACGCATCGCTAAACTCGTTAAACTCGCTATCGAACTCTTCCCTGAATTAAAAGACAAAGCGATTGCTTTTGAACCGGCTAATGGTATTCTCTCCGAAGTCTCTCTTGAAGACTTTTTTTTCGTACATACAGGATGAAGATTTCATGGGCTCTCTTGAAGAAGTTCTTATGAATTCACTTCCTAACATTTCAAAATCTAACAATCACTAAAAGGAGATTTAACCATGAACCCTCTTACAATGATACAAATAACTGATTTGGCTCGAATCAAGCGAAAGCGAGCTTCGCTATCTATCGCCATCGAACGCTCTATCGCTCTTAACACCGGAAAAGATGAGAGAATAGAAAAAGCCTCTTCAAACGTTGCTCGTTACACCATCTTTATTAACAAAAAACACACACTTGCTCATATTATTCCTAAAGGCGATGAATGCTGGGTAAGAGTACCAATCAGAGCGAAAAAGCTAATCAAGGAGTCGGACTTTACAATAGAACTTTACTTCCAAGTCCGTATGGGTTCATATCTTTTGTGATACAATAAATAGGAGGAGAAAGAATGTCTAATCCCTTAGAACACCTGCTTCAAAAAATGATAGGTGATCCATCTTTGATGAAAAAGATTGCTCTTCTTGTAGCTTCAAAGAGCAAAGAATCTAAATCAAAAGCTCTCAAAGAGGCCGGCAATCCCGCTCATGTTAATTGCCTAACTATCCACTGTAAACTCTGCGGTTCTATTGAAAAGGCTTTTATCCGAATGGACTGGGATAAAGCAGATAAGATCTTTCGTTCCGGATGCTATCATATGGATAATGTCTGGACTCATTTGCCAACCTTTCAACTGATCCAAAGAAAGCCAACTTGCAAGATTTGTTTCAAAGAGCTCTCTAAGCTCGAAAAAGATGATCTCATTAAAAGGCTTATTACAATAGCCGAAAGGAAACAATGATGCCGCCTAAAGGATGGAAACGCCCTGTTTCAAAAGCAATAGATCCGCAGGGGGATATAGTTGCATCTCCCACAATAAAAGATGATGCCTATCTAAGGAGAAATCCAAACACTCTTATTCAAATAGACTGTCTGGAGCAATCGAAGAAGGTTGGAGTAGCTTCTCAAGTTAATTTCACTGCCCTAGAAATGCAAGAGAGTTTTCTTCGAGGCTATAACAAAGGCTTTTTAGAAGGCTATACTAAAGCGAAAGAAGAACTACTATGAGAAGAAAAACTAGAGTCCTCTCAGTCCGGTTAAAACTAGACGCTCTACAAAGCTGTTTCGATCTCTGCGAAATGCTAGGCCATCCAACAAATGGTGCTTCTGGCGCTATCGCTCGATCCATCGAAACACTTACCGCGGATTTAAGGAACAAAGCAGTTATACCTACATACACCGACAGCGAACTAGAACATCTTGTAGCAGCTTTTATTGCTTCTAGGAATCCCACATCAATGGCTTCTTTGGAAGGCATATCTATGTTTGAAGAATCCTCTTCGATTGTAGAAATAAAGAAGCCAGCTTGCTGTAAGCCTTTAACAAATGAAGACTTTGCTCCTTCAATCCTAGCTGTTGAAGAGGGCGAAGTTGATGAAGCTTTCGAACTTTCAGAACAAACTGAGTACGAAGAGCTTATCGAAGAGAGGATTCGAGAAGTTCAGAGAGAAGAAGAAGATGAGCTTTTGAGAAAAATAACCCTTGGTTAAAAAGGAGAACTATCATGAAAAACAGAGAAGCTTTTAGAATTCCTAAAGTTTTCATTCCGGCGATGCAAGAATTAATCTTAGTTTACAAAGAAGCTATTAAAAAAGGAGTGTCTAAATCAGATATAGATAGCTCGACACACAGCAACTGTCTCCTTTGCGAACCATCTAATACACATGAAAGCAGAGAACTTTATGCCTGTGACGGCTTTGCTGGTTCCTGCGAAAAGTTCGGCTGTCCTTGGATTGTAATGACCGGAGAAATTTGTGATAGCTTTATAATAAACGATCCAGATACATGTTTAATCTACAGAACTACTGATAGTAATATACAGAAAAAGCGTATCAAACAGCTTCGATATTGGATAAGAGTTTATAAAAAGGAGGTGGAGAAGCATGCCAACTTACAACGGTAAACCAGCAGAATACATCGGAGATGGAGTTTATATCATCTATGATAGTTTCGGCTACTGGCTTCATGCCAACGATCTAGAGAGGCCAACTGATAAGGTTTATCTCGAACCTTCTGTCTTGCGCTCTCTAATAGCTTTTGCAAAACTACAAGGAGAACAGCTATGACAAAGCGAATAACAATAGCATCTTGTTTACAACAGATAGCTTTATTGCAAAACGATCTTCAAGAAGCAAAAATAGCTAACGGTATTTTAAGAGAACAAAATGATTTCCTAAAACAATACAGTGGAGCTGGTCAACTCGGAGCTATACACTGCACAGTCCAGAGGCTTGTAGAGGCCGCAGCTAAAATCATCGAATCTACAGAAAGGATAACAAGATGAAGACTTTTGAAGAAACTCTTAGCATCGGTATAGAAGAAATCCCCTGCAGAGTAACCTTTGATTTCTGGAGAGGCTTCTCTGGATCCTTTGAAGAACCACCGGAAGAGCCTGGCATTGATATCCTTAACGTCTATTGGAAAGATACAAACTTCGATATCTTACCAGCACTCTCTAACAAAGCTATTGAAGAAATCGAAGCTATGCTTTGGAAAATCAGAGAAGATAGCTATCAATCAGCTATGGAAGAAAGAGCAGACAGTCTCTATGAACAACAGAGAGAAAGAAAGGCAGGCCTGTTATGAACATAAGAGAACGAGCGCAGGAGTGGATAGATAGACATTCAAGCCAAGGATGCACAGGTTTTACGGGAAGCATAATCATACGCGACCTGCTGGCCGAGATAGCCCGGCTGGAAGATGCTTTTAAAGAGTGCCATACATTGTACGAACAGTCGGCTGTGAGATATTTTGAGTTAGGCGGTGATGTGATGAGTGATTACAATCAAAACATCACAAGAAATGAGCATGTTGATTGCCCTGATTTCCGAGATAAAGCCTCAGCGATGTTGTGGCATTGCGAAAAAATTGCGGAGTAGCAAAAACAACTAGATGAACTCAGGGGAATCATCGGCCCGACATTCACGGTTGAGCAGATGGATGCCGAGATAGATCGCGCAAGGGCAGAGGAACGGGAAGTGTGCGACAACTGGTTAAATGATGTTGGTGCTGAAATCCATGCCAATAAACTCCGGCATGGCTGGAAAGTTACAACGTCCGAGGATTGGGAAGATAAACACGAAATTCCCGCCGTTCTGATGCTGATAGTTTCCGAGGTGGCTGAAGCACTGGAAGCGTTCCGCAAGAGTAACCATCTCAACTTTGAGGAAGAACTGGCAGATGTAGGGATTCGGTTAATCGGTCTTTCTCACGGCATGGGAATCGACCTCAAAGTGGCAATTATGGCAAAAGTTGAGAAGAACAGGCACAGGGAATTTAAACACGGTGGCAAGCGGGTGTAACCGCCATAAAGAGTAGACAATGATCTTTGAAGAGTGGTGCAAGCGGCAGTTTGAATCTGAGCATCAATGGAGTGGATTAGTAAATTCCCATACGCAGAGTATAACACAAAAGTACACACTAGAAATACTCTGGTGGAGATAAGGAGGAAGATAGAATGTTCAAAGACTCAGTAATAGTAATAGCTCTTATGATGATAGCTGGAACTAGTGGCTATTTCATAGGAAAAAATGAAACCCAACGCTCAGCTGAACATCTTTTCTTAATGGCTGAAATAAAAAAGGCTTACGCCTTATCTGCTTTAATAGAAACAAAGATTGCAGGAGCAATAACAGATTATAAAAGACCACCTATTAAATCAAAAGGAGAATAAAATGTTAATTCCTGAGAAGACAATTACCGAAGTTGTTCGACAGATCTTCATACCCCTAAAAAGATCATTCCTCTGTGCCAACGTAGATTGTTCTGTAATCTATGATTGTACAGCCCAGCATTGTCCTGCTTGTGGCTCTAAACAATATATAAGTTTGGATAAAATTCTTAATAAGATGGAATAATTGATTTGACACCTTATATCCCATATGATACAATTTGGCTTCATTGATGGAGTTTTAGAAAAGATTGGGGAGTTTTACCTTCTTAAAAGGTAGCAATTAAAAGAAACTAAAAACCAAAAAAGGAGATTCAAAAACATGGCACTTACCATCGTTACCGCAAAAGATCCTCAGCTGGATCGCTCTGTTTCCGTCGAATATAACTTCGGCTCGACCCTCGAAGAAGCCATCGCCATGTTCGGCCCTGAAGCAATTCTGAACGGCTTTGTTGCTGATGCCAAAGTCGGTCTCCAGGCTCACATCAGAGCGAAGATTCGCGGAACCAAAGAGAAAGACTCTGACGTCCTGAAGCAGTACACCGACGAAGAGATCAAAACCAGTGCATCTGAGTGGAAGCCTGGAACCAAAACCCGCGAAGCTGCTGACCCTGTCGCCAAGCTTCGTGCTCTGCTGGACAAACTGCCTGAATCCGAGCGCGCTGCTATCATCGAAGCAGCTATGGCAACTGCCGAATAGTTCTTCATCCTTCGAAAGAAAGTTTTACGAAGCCTCTCAGGTGTCCCCAATCCATCTGAGAGGTTTTAAAAAACCTTTTTAGTAGCTCAACATTATCATGGAACAAAGAGAATAAAATGCAACCTTTATTTGATTTATCTAAATGCGTTATGAATAGCCTTCAAATGCAATTAGTTATTTTAAATAAATGCTTTAAATGCAAAGGTAGCTTGATAATAAGACAAGACTTTGAATTTGCTAATATAGTTTGGAAACAATGCTTAAAGTGTAATACACTTTTTGCACTACCTAAAGGGGGAAGGAGGTGAGAACAATGTCTGATTTTAAATTATTTCCAGAAGATTATTTTGAAACTTCACATTTAAAAGATCTGTTAAAAGCAACTAAAGCTGATACAACACAAAACCAGGAAAGTATTGAAAATTTCAACACTATCTTAGAAGAACAACAAAAGGTGCAGGTCTTCATCGCTAACAAATCCGGTCATGACTTCAGCGATGCAAACCGTTATGGAGAAGCAAACTATGTAACAACAGGCCAGATCAATCGCTTTAGTGTGGGTTATATGGCTAGGAAGTGGATGTTGGCGCTTTTGAAGAGCAAAAAAGAAGATTATATTCTTTTGACCTCTTTAACCATCTTAACCGTAGTTGGAGCCGCTATCTTCGGCTGGCTTCATGGTCGTCTAAATCTTCTAATCTTCAGAAACAATCGCTATATGGCTAGGACTATTATATTCGAGCAATTAAGAGAAGCCACTATCGAACACGAAAGCGAGGTTTAAAAGATGAATCCCTTCGAAGCACCCGTTATAATAGATAAATCAAAAGATCATCTAAGCGGTCTTACAACTATTGGTGGAAATCGCTTCTACGATAACTCTATGTTAGATACCATGCGTGTTTGTCCTAGGCGCTTCTATTTTAGACACATCAAACACTGGGAACTTGATGGCGTCAGAGCAGCTTTGATCTTCGGTTCTAGCTGGCACTCCGGCATGGACTATTTGTGGCAGAACCCTTCTTGTAAAATCGATGAAGCCTTCGATGCTTTTATGAAGATTTGGAACGCTTCTGATCTTCGAGACGCTGACGTCTTTGATCTCTATCCTCGCTCGCCTCAAAGAGCAAAAGATATGCTTATCAAATACCAAGAGCGTTATGGTAATTGGCTAGCTAACAACATCGAACTGTTAAGCGTGGAAAAACCCTTCATCGTTCCTCTCTCAGAAGATAAACAAAATCTCTTCTATGTCGGTAAACTTGATAAACAATATCGAGAATATCGATTCATCTACACCTGCGACCATAAGACCTCTTCTTCATTCAGTACAACATGGCTTAATAGCTGGTCGCCGAACGGCCAGGTAGATGGCTATCTCTTTGCCGGTCATATGGAGTATGGTTCTGAATTCAAAGGCGTTGTTATCGACGGAGCTCTTGTTCAGAAAACCTCCATCGACTTTAAAAAGATCCCTGTCGAACGCCAGATTGATATGCTTGATAACTGGAAGTGGGAAGTCCTGGATTTAATCGAACAGATCTGGTACTACGAAACTCTCCTTGTCCAGTATCGTAAAGCTATCGAGATTGGTCAAGTTCACAGCCCCTTCTTAGCTACATATCCCAAATGCACTACGTCTTGTACTTCGTACTATGGCGCTTGCCCATATCTGGATTTGTGCAAATTCATTCCTAATCCAGAGATCTATAAAGATGAAGAGCCTCCTGCAGGATTTATTAAATCAACCTGGAAGCCTTTTGAAGTTGATGAAACTCCTGAAGGAGAATTTGTTGTAAAGATCTATGAACACATCAACGAAGCCTAAATCAATGCTATCGTTATCGAAAAGGAGAATCTCATGAAAGCTAAATTTGCAATAGTTAAATCCCATAACAATGCTTTTAACAAGCATAGAAAGGTTCGCTGTGGTTGTTCTGGTGATGGAGATTTAACAGATTCAAAACAATTTAAGCTAGATCAAGAAGAGGGCAAGCGTTGGAAAAGAGCAGACTTTTTTAACCACAATGAAGTTGAAGAGTATTGTAATATCTGCGAAATATTTAAGTGGTACACGATCTAAAGAGCTTAAAAGGGCAAAGTCCTATCACTATCGCAAAGGAATCTAAAATGAAAAAGCTACCAAGATGCAAAAAAGGCTACATCTATCTCGGCTCTCATGACTTAACAACAGAACATGAGATTAATTCTGGGACACTAAGAAAAGCTCAATGCCTTTGTACTAATGAAAACTGGGCAATAGATTATCAACAAGATGCAGTTGCTTATACAGAGCGTCTTTATCACGGTGATTCTATAAGTGCTGATGATCTTTATGGATTCGAAAAGTGTCCTAAATGCAGAACTATCTATTGGGGCTTTAAAGAAGGCGGCTCAATAGCAGATAATAGTAAATTCCTAATGAGGAATATAAGACAGAGGGAGAAAGATAATGCCTAGAGCTAGCACTTTAAAAAATATGCAGAATCCTAAGATTCTAGTCTACGGAAAAGCCGGCTGTGGAAAGACTAGTCTGTTTCGAACTATTCCTGGCCGCAAGTTCCTCTATATGTTTGATCCTGCTGGTCTTAACAGCATCCATCCTGGTGATGATATTGAGTTCGAGTCGTTTCTAGTCGATGTAGTACCAATGTCTGTTAATA